GAGAATCGAACCTGTACTACAGGCTGTTGGTTGGAATCATGAGGAAGTTGCAAGCTTGGAGGATTTCTTTGGCTAATATATTAGTTGTTGGACAGAAACCAGGCTTAGTACATAAATCCAAATCAACAACTTGGAATAGAGTAAGTGGTTGGATAAAAGAAGATTACGATTGGACTAATATCTATAACTTAGATGATGAGGTAATATTTACCGTAGAACAAACGTATAAATACTCTCACATAGTTGCGTTGGGTAACGTAGCTTCGGATTATTTAAATAAACTAGGTGTAAGGCATTGTAAGATACCACATCCAAGTAGATTAAATAGAATGTGGAATAATCCACAAACTGAGATAGATACTGTAAATAAATTAAATAAGTATTTACATTTTCACAGAAATGTGTTATAATATACCAAGAGGAAAAAAAATATGGAATATAAATTAGTAAGATTAAGTAATGGTGAAGAGATTATCGGTAAAATTACTGAAGGTCAAAACACTATTAGAATCGAAGATGGCCATGCATTGTTTGCTCCGGAAGCTGGTAAGATTGGATTTATTCCTTTTATGCCATATACAAAAGCAAAAGAAGGTGTGGTTATTGATAAGAAATTTGTTATGTTCGTTGTTGAACCTTTACAATCTTTAGTTGACCAAGTCACAGGTAAAGGCGCAAGGATTATGACACCTAAAAAGGATATAATAGTATGAGCAAAGACTGGGTAAATGATATCCATACCATGCAATCAAAGTATCAAACTCGTGAATGGGTAAAAAACAATCCTGATAAATTAAGAGAATTCTTAAAATTTAGAATTGAATTCTTACAAGAAGAGTTAGATGAAACTCAAGCAGCATATCAACGTAAAGATGCTGAAGAGATTGTGGATGGATTAATTGATTTATGTGTTGTTGCTATTGGTACACTCGATGCTTATGGTGTAGACCCATACAAAGCTTGGGACGAAGTACTAAGAGCCAACATGGATAAATTTGTTGGAATAAAAGAAGGAAGGCCAAATCCACTAGGTGTGCCTGACTTAGCAAAACCAGAAGATTGGGAGGCACCTAACCACTTAGGAAATCATGGTAAGTTTAACGATATTTGATAACATATACGATAATAAAACTCATAAGAGAATGGATTATAGTTCTTTTGATGAGTTTGCTGGTGTGTTATATAAGTTAGCTAGTGATGATAAGTATCCTACAAAGAAGGAAGCTCCTCTCATATCACCTGCCACGTATGAACCAAATACAACTCGAGCAAACGATAATGTTGTTGGTTGGGGTGGCTGGGCAGCTCTGGATGTGGATGATTTTAAAGGCGATATAAGAACAATCGAAAGAACTTATCCTGATTATAAGTATGTTTGTTATTCAACTGCATCATCAACAAAAGAGTCACCAAAGTTTCGTTTAGTATTCGATTTAAAATATCCAGTTCTCAAAGATGATATTAAAAAGTTTTGGTATGCTTTAAATAAAGAGTTCTTGGAAGTATCTGATGCACAAACAAAAGATTTATCTCGTATGTATTATATTCCTAATCAATATCAAGATGCTTTTAATTTTATCTTTACTCATGAAGGTAAACAAATGGACCCAATAGAACTTATGGCAAAGCATCCATACGTAAATAGACAAGAAGGCTTTTTCAATAGATTACCTGATGCAATACAAAAAGGATTAATTGAACATAGGAAAAATCAACTTAACAATACAAACTTTAAATGGACAGGATATGATGATTGTCCATTTGTTAATCGTAAACAGATTGATGAATATAAATCTATATCTGATACTGGTTGGTATGCAAAACTATATCAAATTATGGTAAGCACTGCTGGTAACGCAATGTCAAAAGGTTATCCTATCACTGCAAAAGAGATTGAATACTTATGCAGACAGTTGGATGCCGATACTGGTAATTGGTATGCTAAAAGAGATATTGAAAAAGAAGCTGAACGAGCAATTGAATTTGTTTTTAGAAATAACATTTAAAGGTTTACATTTGCAATGAAATGTGATATAATAGATAATTATTGGAGTAAATTATGAAAGAAAGTATGAAAGTCCTGCAAGAATGTGCAGAATTACAAGCTAAAAAATCCCAAGATTACCAAAGTGATAAGAGTACAATAACTCAAGCGATGCACTATCGTAGAGGTATTGATACTTTACATGATGCATGTCTTGGTAAACTAATCCGAGCAACATCGCTCCTTGAGTCTGGCAAAGACCCAAACTTTGAATCCCTTGAAGATTCATATAAAGATTTAATTAACTATGCATCTTTTTGTGTAGCTTATATTCGTGGTAAAATGGAAGGCCAAGACCCAAGTAGAGATATGTTCAACCAACCGATAAAGAATGAAAACGAGTAACGTAGCTTCTCATTTTATCAATGAGTTAAAAAACGAAAACTTTACTATTGATAAAACTGGTCAAAAAACAATTGAAATGATTGGTGCATCATTTATTGCTGATAAACCTGCAATCTTTGGTGAACCTAATCAAGAGTATATTAAAGATGAATTAAGATGGTATGACTCACAATCAACCAACGTAAGAGATATATGGGGTACAAAGAAAAACTTCCGAGCACCTCAAGCATGGGAATACTCAGCTAACGACCATGGTGAAATAAACTCCAACTATGGTTTGCTTATCTATGGCAAAAAGTATTTTAAACAATATCAAAAAGTTCTAAAAGAATTAACCAGGAACCCTGACTCACGTAGAGCATCAATGATATATCAAAGACCAAGCATCTGGCATGAGTATAAAGAAAATGGTAAGAATGATTTTATATGTACAAATGCTGTGACTTATTATATTCGTGATGAAAGATTACATTGTGTAGTTCAAATGAGAAGTAACGATGTTATATTTGGTTATAGAAATGATTATGCTTGGCAAAAACATGTATTGGAAAAATTAGAAGGTGACTTATATTATAGTGGAGGTCACCCATTAAAAAAAGGTGGTACAATCCATTGGCAAGTCCAAAACTTACATGTGTATGAGAGGCACTTTGAATTAGTAAAATGATACCAAAAATAAGCGCACCAATAGCAACCTTTGGATTAAGAATTCCATTAGCTGCTATGTTCATGCAACAAGGATTAAGTAAACTACCTGTTGATGGTGCGGTAGCTGAAGCATGGGGATTACCATACATTGTTTGGTGGTTTGTCACATACGGAGAAATAGGAGCAGCCATTGGAATAATTTTTGGTGGCTTACTGGGTCTTATACCATGGGGCCATAGACATTTCTTTATTTCAAGGATAGGAAGATATAGTCCAAGATTTAAATGGATTACACAAGAACTTGGTGATATCATAACTAGATTTAGTGGTATAACAATGGCTTGCGTAGTCACAGGTGTTATATGGCTAATGAGTCCATCAAGTCTATGGGATGTTATTTACAAAGATTATTTACATGTTAGTTTATATTTTGGTGGGTTATACTTTGCTTTAAGAGGCAACGCTAAATATGAATAATCATGTTGGATTTCCTATACCATCAGAGTTATGGAATTCGATAGAACAAAAAGAGGAAGTAAAAATAGAAAATAATATGACACAAAGAGAAGAAGCTCTCGTAATTCTTATGGAAGAATGTGGTGAATTAACACAGGCTTGTAGCAAGATGATAAGAAGTGGTGGTGATACTAAGTATGAAAGACAATTGCAAGATGAAGTTGGCGATGTGTTAGCACTAATAGAAGTTTTAAAAATAAGTGGTATAGTGACTGATAAACAAATAGAAGATAGAATGAAAGTCAAAAAAGAAAAGCTTATGAAGTGGAGTATGCTTTATGGATAAATGGGATGGTAGATTTTTAGACATCGCAAGAGAAATATCCACTTGGTCAAAAGACCCTAGTAGAAAAATAGGTGCTATCGCTGTAAGAGACAGAAAAATATTAGCTACAGGTTATAATGGATTTCCTAAAGGAATCGAAGATACACCAAGTAGATTAAACATAAGAGAAGTAAAGTATCAATATGTTGTACATGCAGAAATGAATTGCATATACAACGCAGCTGAAAATGGTGTATCATTAAGAGATTCAACATTATATATTTTTGGTTTACCAGTATGTGGTGACTGTGCTTTAGGAATAATTCAATCAGGAATTACCAGAGTAGTAGCACATTCAGTAGGTACACCAGATAGATGGAAAGAAGCAATTGGTAAAACAAACGAAGTATTTGAGGAGGCAGGAATACAATATGAGTTCACAGAAATTCACTAGTGAAGAACTAAAAAAATCGAAAAGAATATTTAAATCAGCTACGCCTAAGTATGATGTTAGTTGGTACGTAAAATGGGTAGCATCTATTTTCGTATTGGCTGCAATGTCAATGAGAGGAATAGCAGAGTTTCAATTTTTCGATTTAGTATTATCAATTATCGGTATAGGTTTATGGTTAGTTGTTTCTATTTTATGGAAAGATAGAGCACTTATCATGTTAAATGGTGTTGGTTTATTATTACTTACAAGAAATTTAATTGAATATCTTTGGTTATGAAAATAGTTATACCCACATATGGCAGACCTGAAGGCAAGATAGATGCTTTAGAAAATGGATGGATTCCACAAAGTTTTTATAAAAGAGTTTATGTTTGTATTAGAAGAGATGTATCTGAAATGGAACGTTATAAAAAAATTACAGTTGATTATCCAGGTGTAAATTTAGTTCCTATTGATGTGCCAAAAGATTCAGGTATACCAGAAAAAAGAGATGCTATATGTAGGCATTGGATGTTTGAGAACCAAAAGATTTGGATGATGGATGATGATATAAAAATAGTACCTTGTCATATTACTGATGAGAAAGATTATGTTATAAAAGAGAAAGAACTATCGGAAGAATCGTTCTATGATTTAATTAATTATGCAATTGGTTTATTAGAAGATATGCCATTTGGTGTTATCGCTACTGCTACATTTGTAAAAGGTAAAGACATATTTCCTATAGGACTTAATCGTTGGGGAGCATTTAGTTCTTTTATTAATTTAGAGAAATTATCAGCTGACGATTTAGGTTATACAAAAGTAAGATACTACGAAGATATCGCTGCTTTTTGTGGTGCTATCAAAAAAGGATTTAATAATTTCTACATTACAAAATGGCAGTTAGTCATTGGTAAAGAAAAAGAAGGCGGTAACGCGTCCGCACGTAAGGCAGACGTGATGCAAGAAGCAGCCATTGCTTTAAATAAACTATACCCTCAACATATACGATTAGTAGATATGAAAGATAAAACACATAATCGTAAAATCAATTTAAAGGTTATACCAAAAGGTGTGCCTAAGCATGTGAAAGATTTAGAAAATAACAGTGTACAAATCACTGATTTTATGTTATAATATAACTAATATATGAAAATTGCAATAGTATTTGGAAAAGGCCTTGATGGCTGTGGCGTTGAAAAGTTTGGATATGAATTCCAAAGATATATGCCTGATGATGTAGACATATATGATTTACAAGAACGTGGATTTACTCGTTCTGGTGGTCATATAAAAGATTCCATCTCATTCAAAGCTGAAGAAATACCAGAGGTAGCTAAAAAATTAAATGACAATTATGATATTGTTATGCTTAACTCTTATCCAAGTCCATTACATAAACAATCAACAGTTAAAAGTTTCTTTGAAGATTTAGTTCTTAAAATAGAGAAACCAATCCTTGTTGGTATGATGCATGAGATTAAGAGAATGAATTTTGATAGAATACCCTTGCATGTTCCAATAGCAAATCGATGTGATATCATATTCAACTTCTCTACAGAAACATCATACGCAAAAGATATATCAAGTATTCTAACTGATAAGAAACTTGGTGAAAGGATT